ATCTTGAAATCTTATATCGTTAAATGTTTTCATCTTTCTATTCTTTTAATTATTTTATTTGCAATAACTTCCGGTTCTGCACCCTCAGCCTTAATATTTATTAATTGGTCTTCATAATGTTTGATAACAGGACCTACTTGTTTTTCGTGTTCTCTTAATCTTTGTTTTATAATCTCTGGTTTATCATCTGCTCTACCTCTGGCAGTTAATCTTTTAATTACTTCTTGTTCAGATACTTGTAAATTAATAATAAAATTATGTTCTATATTATTTTTATCCATTGCTCTAACTTGTTTCATACTTCTAGGAAAACCATCAAATACATAACCGTTTCTTGCGTCTGGTTTTTTTAATCTATCAATTACTTCACGCATTACTATTTCTGTTGGTGCAAATTTACCTTGGTCTAATAATCTTTTTACTCTTCTTCCGTCTGGCGTATCTTTCTTCGATAAATCTCTCATCATATCACCAGTATAAATGTGTGGTATATTAAAATGTTTTGTAATATATTTTGAGTAAGTTGATTTACCCGAACCTGGACCACCTATCATTATAATTTGCCAAGGTCCACCTTTTACTTCTCTTAAAAATCTTTCTACAAATTTCACTTTCTATAACCTGTGCCTTTCTGCCTATTACACCATCTTTTTTGCCAAGCATAAACACTCATTTTACTACCAATGCTTTCAATTATACTATAATATAAATCTAATATTGCAATTGGTCTAAAAGGTTTTAACTTCATTTTAATTAAATCAATTGTATCTGGTATTGTTCTCACTAATTCCATCCTTTCGGTAATGTAAAGTTTGTTCTACTAAATTCTAATCTATCTACAAGTTTAACTGCACCTGCAACTCTATCAACTGCAACATATCCTTCAGGAGCGGTTACTCTATAACCATTACTTGTTCTAATAAAATGACCAATACTTTGTATTTGATTCATCTTTCTTAATAAAGTATTCTTACAATTTGCTAAAGTAATATGGCTAGCAATTGCAAAGTATAAAGCGGTTCTATTTCTATCAATAAATCTTAAACCATCTGCTTTTGCTTTAATAAATTTTTCTTTACCTTTTGGTGTTTTTCTTGCGTCTATTTCTGCCTGTAAAGTATTTTCATAATAATCTCTAAATTGTTTTTGCATTGTATTTACTTTACCCATATCAGAGTTTGTAGTTTTAATAAAATAATTAAAGAAAGTTTTTAATCTAAAACCAACTGATAATTGGTCTTGCGTATTTTTACTCATTAAATTTAACATAGGTCCTGCTTTTCTTAATGAGCCTTCGGCCATTCTTATCTGACCATCAAATGCTTTTAATTCATTAGCATTAAACATTACAGAACCAGATTTATCTGTATATTGAGCAGACGCTAAAAATATATTAGAACCACCACTACCTCTAATAGTTCCAAAACCAGCAGTTAAACTATCCATAGTTTTACCACTATATGAAGTATGAAATACAATCCCCATCTTGGCTCTAGCAATTTGTCTACCAATACCACTATCTACTGGTACTGCATATGTAATAGTATTAGGTGTAAATGAAATCATTTTTTCACCATCAATGGTTACACCTTTCTTATCATCTTGCGTAAATAATAAGTCGCCTTGTAATATGCCTTTTATAGGAAGTCTTGAAAGATATCTAATGCAAATAGATAATTTATCTGCAACTGCACCTGTGTGATTTTTTCTAATGTCTGATAGATTGTAATTGATTTTAGGAGTTTTATTGAATACTGATTTAGTACCGACAAAGAATTTGCCGTTTTCTGGATTAATACCACATATTATAGCAGGCGCACCGTCCCATTTAACGGTCATATTAACTGCACCTTTGGTATTACCGGCCAACATATTTCTGACCGATTTCAAAAAATTTATTGCGTTAACACCGCCTTGAGCACCATTATTAATTATATCATCTTCTAGGTGTTCTAGGTGTGTGTTCTTTTCCTGTGTAAAGAATCCTTTAAAACTAAACATTTGTTCTCCAATTTATCCATTCTACAAAATAATCCCATAATTGTCAATATTCAATACTACTATTTATGCTAGGAAATCTTTAAAAAAGGACCTGCACTAGCATATTGCTTCTTAGCACCATAGTATGCTATATTTAAGAAGTTAATTAACTCTTTTTTATCTTCTAATGTCTTTAATATTTCTAACCATCTAAAACATTGTAATTTAGAGCTTAGTTGAGAGGCGGTTCTATTATTATCTATCTCTAATTGCCTTGCTTTTTTAAACGATTTTTTCCAAGGCACTTTACCAAAATAAATTTTACTACCATTTATAGTAATTTTTGATAATTTTGATTGTTCTTTTTCATAAAAATCAATATCTTTATTTGTAAATTCACCAACTTTTGGTAAATCAGTTGCCATTCTTCTCTCTAATTTAAACTTTTTTATAAATGGGTCAATAGCGGCTCTTGATGATACTTTACCTAATTTAGCAGCTGCACCTGAACCTGTCATATCCATTTGTGTACTTTCTCTAACACCACCAGAAAAAGCACGGACTTGAACATTAATTACTTTACCATCTACGTCAATAGCAAAAGCCATTTCACCTGTATTAAACTCACCTTTATTATCAATATCTAAATCACATCTTAAACTATTTTTTATCATAGATATTTTAGATAACTTTAAACCACCAACATTTGTCTCTTCAAGACTTACACTTTTACCTAATTTTTTTAAAGATATACCCACTAATTCTCTTTTAACAAATAGGTCTCTCATATACTCATTGAGAGCATCCAATTTAGCTTCGTTTTCAGTTTTTCTATCACCTATTTGTTCAATCTTTTTTAAAATTTTACTTGCATTTTGTTTTTTAATAATGTAAATATCAGCAGGATTCCAACTATCTTTTTGTTTTACCCCACAATTTTGAGCTGCCTTTTCAATGATAGGCATAGCACCTTTATCTCTTGAATATTCGTAACCTTTTTTACCTTTTAGCCATTTTTTCAATGCGTCTGATTGCATTTTAAAAGTTTCATACCACTCATCATCATATTTTGCATATATTTTTTCTATTTCACTATCTCTAGGAAATTTACCTTTTTCAATTACTTGTTCACAAACAAATCGTGTAGCATTCTCTTGTTTAGCAGTTTCAGCGGCATTTATAGAAGAGCCGCCTGTGCCTGAACCATTACCAAATTGAATCTTTAAATCAGATATATCAATTTTTGCTTTTGATAATCTTTCTTTTACTCTTTTTATATTTTCTCTTTTTTCTACAACTCTAGGAATTTTGATATCAGAAAAATCTTTATTAGGGTCTAATATAATGATTTCACCATATTGTTTTCTAATAAAAGAATACACCTTAGCTGCTTGTAAACTATAAGGTTTTTTTCTCTGTTTTATTTCAGCTTCTGATTTTGCTCTAAAATTAAATGCCATATTCTCTCCTTACACTATTTAGGAGAGTTTGGCAACACTTATTTTGGATTGTATTTTAAACAAAGAAAAGGTGGCACACCACCATTGTTCTTCCAGACTTTATGTTTATTCTGAAAATCAACTATTTTTTGTGCGTCTTCTTCAAAAAAGTATTCGTTAATAATAGAGTTAGTTGGCTTTTCAACAACTTGCCAAACCATTTTTCTGCCTCGCTTAACTAGATTTGTGATGTAGGATAGTCCTTTCACTTCTCTACCTCCTGGTTTTTTATCACCTCTATGAAACTTAACCTTTTGTGTTTTCTTTTTTCTTGGCATTATAGTTTGAAGTCGCTAAATTTATCGTATGCAACTTCTTTTTGTTCTACTTCTTTTTGATTGCTGTCAACAATTGTTTGAGCGTTTTGACCTACATCATATAATCTCATTTTTGCACGGTCAACACCCACGATAAATGACCTGTTGACGCTTGGGTCATTGTATCTATTTTTAAGTTGTTTAATTTTCATCTGACCTAGAGCTTCTAACTCTTCAGTTGAAATTAAAGCAAACATAAAATCTGCTGTTGCTGGTAAACCAAAAGATTCTGAAGTATCTTCTAAACCAATATCGGTTGAAGTATAACCAGTTCTAGTTGTTTGTGTTGCACTAAAGATTGGTACATTAAATTCTACTGCAAGACCTCTTAACTCTTCAGCGATTGCTTTGATATAGAAATAAGAACCTATATTACCACCCTTAAATCTACTTGAAGCACATATATTTAAATAGTCTATGAATACCACGTTAGGTCTAAATGATTTCTTTAATGCTAATTCATTTATTAATGCCTTAAAATGCCCACTATGAGCAGACGCTGTTGGATATTCTTTAATAATTAATTTACCATAAGTCTTATCTGAAATCTTTTTAAGTTTATTATCATACAAATCTTTTGGCATTACGTGTAGGTCGTCCATAGAAACATCTAATAAGTTTGCGTCTATTCTTTCTGCAATTCTTTCCTCTGCCATTTCTAAAGTAATATACAATACATTATAGCCTTGCGTTAAAAAACTTGAAGCACAATGACACATAAACAAAGATTTACCAACACCGGTACCTGCTAATGCAATATTCAATGTCTTTGCTGGTATACCACCTTTGGTAACTCTATTCATATAATCAAGGTCAAATTGAAACCTTTTCTCTTTTGTGTGATACCATTCGTATCTATTTTCTGCGTCTTCTAGGTAATCGTGACCAATATGATTGTCAAAAGAAACTGCTAATGCGTCTGATAAAATACCAGGTATTGCCTCTGGTGTTTTAGTCTTATCTTTATTATCAAGTATTTTAATACCACTTAATACTGCATTATGCACGGCTCTATCTTTACACCACTTTTCAGTAGTATCTAATAGCCATTGTTCATCTGTTTCTAAATCTGTAATAGTATTAATATAATCTTTTAGCTGTGTATGCTCAGTATCGTTAATATCTTTTCTTGAATTTATCTCAATTAATATTGCGTCTTTTGTAGGTACATTATTATACTTTGTGATAAAATTAAATATGGTTGTAAAGATAACTTGTTCTATTCTATTTGTAAAATATTCATCTTTAATAA